TGGTAGTGCAACGATTGCTGGTGTTTCTGCATTTAGCTCTATAGGTCGTAAGATACATGGTGGAATTGCAACTGTCGCAGCAACTTCTGGTTTTACTTCAGTCGGTACACAAATAGATCATGGTACTGCTACGCTTGCAGCAATCTCTAGTTTTAGTTCTATTGGTGGGTTAAAATGGACAGACCAAATAGTTGCAGCAGATACTTGGACAGAACAAACTGTGGCAAGTGATACTTGGACAAACCAAACAAATCCGACAACTACCTGGACAGATTTAGACGAACAAGAAGTAGCATAATATGGCAGACACAACAACAACGAATTTATCCCTTATAAAGCCAGAGATAGGCGCAGCCGAAGATACTTGGGGTATTTCTTTAAATACTGATTTAGATACGATTGATGCAATATTTAGTGCAACAGGAACAGCAGTTTCACTAAATATTGATGGTGGAGATATAGCATCTGCGGTCACGATAAATAAGTCACCAGTCATAACATTGGGTGGCGATCTTTCTGGAAATGTTACTTTAACAAATTTAGCTAGTGGTACTTTAACTGCGACTGTCGGTACTTTAAATCAAAGCACTACAGGCAACGCAGCTACCGCTACAGCTTTAGCTACTGCCAGAACGATTGGTGGTGTATCTTTTGATGGTACAGCTAATATCAATTTACCTGGTGTAAATACTGCTGGCACACAAGATACTTCTGGTAATGCTGCAACTGCAACTGCTTTAGCTACAGGTAGAAACTTTTCTCTAACTGGTAATGTTACTGCTAGTGCAGTTTCTTTCGATGGCACAGGTAATGTTGCTTTAGCAACTACCCTTGCTGACAGCACAGTAACTTCTGCTAAGTTAAGTGGTGCTTTGACTACACCATCTGATTTAACAGTTGGCGGTGCTTTTACTTCTCAAGGTATAGACGATAATGCTGATGCAACGGCTATCACGATCGATAGTTCTGAACGAGTTGGTATTGGTACTACAAGTCCAGCTTTTAAATTAGATGTTAACGGCAGTCTCTCTAGTAATGGCAATGAAAACGTAATGCGTATTGCAGCAGCAGATAGCACTCAAGCTGGCGGTATTACTATAAATAGTATTTATGGTAATAGTGCTTCTGCAAGAGTTTCAACCTTATTTAGTATTGATGGTCAAGATCAAGCATCGCCATTAGCATTTGGAAGCGGTACTTCAGAAAAAATGCGTATTGATTCTTCTGGTAAAGTTGGGATTGGTACTACAAGTCCAAATAGAAATTTAACAGTTTTTGCTTCCAATCCTGTGCTGAATGTAAAAAACTCTAATGCAGATTTACATTTAGAAATGGCTGGAGAAAATGCTTATGTAGGAAATTCATCCACATCAGGATTTTTACAACTTTTTACTAATAATGGTAATGCCATTGTAAATATGTTGGCTAATGGAAATGTTGGTATTGGTACTTCAAGTCCAATAAGACCTTTACACGTTCACGGCGCTACTTCTGGAGACATAGTTTTTGCAATAACTAATAATTCAACTGGAGCTACAGCATCAGACGGATTTAATTTAATTATTGAAGGCCCAACTCCTGATGTTCTTTTAAGGAATCGTGAAAATTCTAATATGAGATTTCTTACTAATAATACAGAAAGAATGAGAATTGATTCTTCTGGTAATGTTGGAATTGGTACTACAACACCTAATTCATATGCCTTTAACGACCCTGCAAAATTAGTTGTTGCTAATACATCTGGTCATTCAACTATATCTCTTGTAAGTGGCACTTCAAGTAAAGGTTATTTCGCTTTTGCAGACGGCACTTCTGGAACAGCAAGATACCCAGGTTCTGTTCAATATGACCATAGTTCTAATTATTTGTCTTTTCATACAAACGACGGTTCAGAAAGAATGAGAATTGATTCTGCTGGAAAAATTGGTATTGGCACAAGTGCGCCAGGATATTTCTTTCATCTTAATGCTGCATCTGGTGGTACTCAATTTCAAAAACAAGGTAATGGCCCTAATTTATATGAAGCATGGACAAATACAGGCGGTACAAGTTACATCGGAGTTAATGGAACTCAATGGGAATTTTATGTTGGTGGAACTCTTAAATTTCAAATAAATTCATCTGGTGGATCTAGTGTTTCTGATGAAAAATTTAAGGAAAATATAGAAGATATATCTTATGGTTTAGATACTGTTAAAGCATTAAAACCTAGAAATTTTAAATGGAAAGATTCACAAGAAAATGACATTGGTTTTATTGCTCAAGAAGTACAGCCTATAATAAATGAAATTATAAACGAACCTTTAGAATCTCCAGAGGGTTTAGAAAATGGGATGTCTATGAATTACTCAGCTTTAACTGCTGTTTTAACAAAAGCCATCCAAGAGCAACAAGACATCATAGAAGATTTACAACAACAAATTAACGAGGTAAAAAATGGCAATTAACTATACATGGGATGTTAAAACTGTAGATGTTAAAGAAATAGACAGCAACGCTGATACTGTTTTTAACGTACATTGGCGACTAAATGCAGAAGATGATACTAATACTATTTCTGATCCTGTAGCTGGAAATATACCCGCTACTGCTTCAGTATATGGTACGCAATCTTTAGATACTTCTGACTTATCAGACTTTACAGCTTTTGCAGATTTAACTGCAAGTGATGTACAAGGTTGGGTTGAAGCTGCTATGGGTGCAGATAAGGTTGCAGAAATGAAATCTAATCTTGATGCTCAGATTGACGAATTAGTAAATCCTGTAGTACAAACAAAAACTATAGGTGGTTAAAATAATATATAATTTCTAATTATGGCAGATACAAATACGACCAATTTATCATTAGTTAAACCAGAAGTAGGCGCAAGTACGAATACGTGGGGTGGCAAGATCAATACAAATCTTGATGCTGTTGATGGTATTTTTAATGGTGCTGGTAATGGTACGTCAGTAGGCCTTAACGTAGGTTCTGGCAAAACTCTTACAGTTGGTGGTACTTTAGATATAAATGGCACGATTGATTGTGAGGGCGGTGCGATTGACAACACCACGATTGGTGCAAGCACGGCCTCTACAGGAGCTTTCACTACACTTAGTTCTTCTAGCACAGCAACATTAGCTAGTATTACTTGTGCTGGTACTTCTACTTTAACTACAGTAGATATTAATGGTGGTGCAATAGATGGCACAGCTATTGGTGCTAGTTCTGCTTCTACAGTTGCAGCAACAACTGTAACTGCTTCTGGAAACATCAACACCACAGGTGGAGAAGTACAAATAAATGGCACAGATATTTTTGACAAAATATATCCAGTAGGCTCAATTTATATAAATGCTGCGGTAAATACCAATCCTGGAACTTTATTGGGTTTTGGTACATGGGCAGCTTTTGGCGCTGGTAAAGTACCTGTAGGTATAGATTCTTCTGATACAGATTTTGATACTGTTGAAGAAACAGGCGGTGGTAAAACTGCTTCAACAACTTTACCTAATCATGTTCATCAATGGTTTGATGGTACAAGATCTGGTGCTAGTTCTGGTATAGATTTTTCTTCAAGTTTTACAAGCGGTAGTTTTAATTCTTCTGGTGCAGCAAGTGATTTCTCTGGCGATCCAGATACAGGTGATTTTTATACTGCAAATCCAACTACGAACCCAAGTATTACAATAAGTACAATTCAACCTTATATAGTCGTTTATATGTGGAAAAGAACGGCTTAACTTTAGAGATAAGTCATGGCGTTAGTACAAATAACACCCCCAGCAGGAATAATAAAAAATGGCACAGACTATGCCAACAAAGGTCGTTTTGTCGATGGCGACTTAGTGCGTTTTGAAAATGGTTATTTAAAACCTTTAGGTGGTTGGACATTTTTTAGACAAAATCCAATCGGTACTTTTTTTAGTGGCACAGTTACAACTGCTTCATCAAGCGCAAACATAACTGTAACTACAACTGCTGTGCATAACTTACTTGTTGGCGATACAGTTGTTTTAGAAGATTTTGCAGCTACAGGCGGCATTACTGCCAATCAAATCAACACTACTTTTACAGTAGCAACTGTGCCTTCAACCACGACATTTACTGTCGCTACAACTGGTACTGGTACATCTGCAACAACCTCATCTGCTTCAAGAGTTATTCAACCAGCAGTTCCAATAGGTATGTATTCTTACAAAACCAATGATGGTGAAGAAGTCTTAGCTATTGGCACTAGAGCTGGAGTAAATGTTTTTTATAATGGCACTTGGTATGACATTACACCTTCTGGTTTTGTTGGTGATGACGTTATTACTTCAACTGGCTATGGTGCATATCACTATGGCGTAGAAGATTGGGGAGATGCAAGAAGTCAATCAGGCATACAATTTGATACCAAAAGTTTTTCTTTTGATAACTGGGGAGAACATTTAATTTTTTGTTTTGCAGGTGATGGCAAGATATATCAATGGCGACCTGATGCTGGTAGTGGTAGTCCAGATACCATAGCTACCGCAGTAACTAACGCACCAACTGGCTGTCAAGCAGTTATCGTTACTAATGAAAGACATTTAGTAGCAATCGGTTCTGGTGGTGATCCTCGTAAGATAGCTTGGTCTGATAGAGAAGATAATACAAATTGGACATCTTCTGCTAGGAATACTGCTGGTGATTTACAAATACCTACTGGTGGTCAAGCTAATTACGCAGTCAAGTATGGTAACGATATTATTATTTTTACCGATGTTGGTATAAACAAGATGTACTACGTTGGTAGTCCTTTTGTTTATGGCATACAAGATGCTGGTGTAAATTGTAAGGCAATCAGTCCAAGATCAATTATATCTTCTGGTAACTTTTTATCCTGGATAAGTGAAAACTCTTTCTTTACTTACGATGGCAGAGTTAGAGAACTTAAATCAGATGTACATGATTTTATCTTTGACAACTTACAACAAAGAACGCAACAAGCTACCTTTGGCGCACATAACATTGATTACAATGAGATTTGGTGGTTTTTCCCTGTTGGTGATACAGACCAACTATCGCCAAATAAATATATTATTTGGAATTACTTAGATAATGTTTGGTCTATTGGTGAACTTGATAGAGGTTGCTGGATAGATCAAGGTGTCTTTGATAATCCAATCGCTTGTGATTCTGGTGGTTTTGTTTATGAACATGATAAAAGAGCTTTGTTTAATTCACCAGGATTAGGCACAAGAAAACCTTTTTGTCTTACAGGCCCATTGGAAATAAGTAATGGCGACAAAGTGGCTCAAGTAAATCAAATCTTACCTGACGAAGAAACTACAAGTTTGCCAGCAATAACTTTAAGTTTTACTGGTCGTTTTACACCATTAGGTGCAGAAACAGACTTTGGTAGTTTTTCTTTTAACGCTGATGGTTATACCGATGCTAGATTTTCTGCTAGACAAGTGCAGATGAAAATAGAAGGCGATGTTACGCAAGACTTTCAAGTTGGCAAGATTAGACTAGATGTACAACCTAGAGGTCGTAGATAATGGACTTTGATGCTAAACCGCAATATATTCAAAGAGCAACAAACGTAAAATACTCTTTTGCAGCAACTACACAGCAAACTATTTATACTGCACCAAGCGGTGATGATTTTACCTTTGCTGTAATAGAAGGCATATTTGCTTGCGATCACGGCAACCAACAAACCAATTTAGACATATCAATAACTGATACCA